CATGATCGTCGCGATCGTCGTACTCCCCGCAACGGTGTCTAGCGTGGACGTGGTTCCGTCTTCACCTTCCAGGGTGAGAGATGCCACGTCGGTACTCTCCCACGTTCCGCCGGCGGTAACGATATCAACTTGCGCGACGGCTGTCGTGCCGCCTTTCCAGACTGGGGTTGCCATTGAATTGAGTCCTTAGCTAATCGGGAGGCCGAGCGTCGAGAATGATCGGAGCTTCTTCGGCTGCACGACGCGGAAGACGGACTGGCCATCAGTTGAAACGATGAACGGCTCGGTTGCGCTCGGGGGATTTTGCGTAGAAATTGGTACGCCCTGCCCGTTGAGCTTCACCGGGTTCGATACCTGTTGACCGGACGCATCGAGGATCGGCGCGACTTGGACGATTCCACCGCCGGGATCAACGGCGGCGACTTGGATCTTGCCCTCGTCCAGAATCAGGCGGTTCCACCCGAATCGCCCATCAGTGGGATTGAACTCTCGGAACACGATGCGATACGTCACGAGCCACAGGTTGAACCCGCCAACGATCCCCCTGCGCCCCGAGATGCCGCGCATCTTCGCGTGTCCGTTTGAAGCGAGGAAGCCGAAGTCCACCGCGTCCTTAAACGACACGGCCCTCGCCACATCGAATGAGAACTCCGGGCGCGTGATGGTCAACACGAGATCGCTGATAATGTCATCAATCGGCGGGTCGAAGGATTGTCCGGCGGAGTTCAGGATCGCATTGCCATTCCCGTCAACGAAGATCGGCTCTTGGGACTCTTCAAAGTCCCACGAGATGTCGATGCCGCCATTGTCCCCGCCAGGATCATTCGTTGTCGGCTTGTACTCGTAATCAACACGCACGAGCCAGAGGACGTTTGACTCGTCCACTTGCGTCGAGGTGTAATTGGAACATTTGCGCGGCGGATCGGGATCGCCCGCCAGTGCCTCGCCGATCGGCGGTAATCCATCGGCGGCCTCGACCACTCCAACACCATCATTCACATCATCCGTGAGGACGTGGAATAACCGGGTGGCGGTCTTGCCATTGCTGGCCGACGTATTGCCTTGCCGCTCGCGGAATAGTTCGGTGACTTGGACGACTGCCATAATCAGAGGGTGACGACCGTAGGCTGAGTGCTGGTCTTCTCTTGGCCAGTGAGAATCCGGTTCGTGCGCTCCTGCGCTTGGCGCTGAAGACGCTGTTCTTTCGTCTGGTCTTTCTGGTCTTTCAGGAGGCGGTCGATCACGGACGATGTTTGATTGGTCACGCCATTCGCGTTGCGGAACTCACGAGCTGTGAGCGACGTGTCGATGGAGGGTAACGAGGTTCCAACATCGTTCGCACGTTCGAGGGCCATGCTCGCGGCATCGACGGCGCGGGAATACGTCTCCCAGTCGATCAGCCCCTTGTTCAGCATTTCCGAGAGTCGTGCGAGTTCTGCCTGGAACCGCTCGGCTGGGGTTCGGGTGTTCTCAAACACGGATTGCGCCGCGTACTCCCACCGTCTCGCGTTGTCCTCCATCTCCCGCGCGATCCGATCCATCGCGTCGTTCATCGCATCCAGAACCTTGTCGACCTCGGCCTCTCGTGCCAGTTCGTTGGCGCGCTCGAACTCCTCGTTGAGCTTGCGCATCGCTTCGCGTTCTTTGTCGAGTTCCACCGAATCGAGGATGCCCCCGCCCCGAGCCAGCGCGTCACGAAGCCCGCTGATGCTCCGCTCGATCTGCGCGGCTTCCTCGGCCAGCTTGCTCGCATTAGGACCGGAGGTTCTGGGTGGTGCGATAAGCTGTGCGCCGGGGATGAACCGTCGTAATGCTGAAGTGGTGAGGCTCTTCGCCACGGCGGCCGCCCCAGGCGATGCGAGTTCGGCCTGCTGCTTTTGAATCTTCCGAAGCGCCTCTTCCTGTTTCTTGATCTCCGCCGTGATCTTCTCCTCGGCCTGCTGGCGCTTTGACAGGGGAGAGTTCTCCCCGGTCATCTCCTTCACGAACTGCATGAAGTTCTTCTGCGCATCCAGCGCAGAGTTCACGCGGTTCGCCGAATCGGTGATGGCCTTGATTGCAGCCTGCTCTCCGGTGAACAGTTCGCGGATGTTCAACCCCGCCTGTCGGATGTCCCCAAGAATGGGAACGACCGCGATCAACTCCTCGGCCATCTGGCCGGCTGACTTAGACGAGTCGTTGAAGAGGTCGCGCAGTTCGACCATCTTCCCCGTCATGTCCTTCAGCGTGTCCGCCGCGAGCTTCAAACCAACGACGGCGCCCGTGCCGCGCATCAGCTCGAAGATCTCTTTGAAGTCCGACCGACCACCCAAGCCCTGCTTGAGTCGTTTCAGGACGCCCTCAGAGTCCTTACCGAACTTGCCGAGCATCCCGCTGGCACGATCCAGGTCGCGCTTGAACTCGGCTGTCGCTGCGGTGATGTCGATGTTCAGTGAGCCTACGGTCGCCATCTCAAATCTGCTTTCCGAACATCGCCGCTACCTTTCGCGCGATGTCGATCTTCTCGTCGGTCGATTGTTTCTTCGGCCGCTTCTTCGGCTTGGGGGGCTGGAAGTGCGGGATGAAGTCCTGCCACTTGGCGGGATCGGTCTTCTTGTCCCGGTTCACGTTGAAGAACATCGCGCACAGGTGCGCCAGTAGAACGTCCGTCCGCTCACTTCCGATGGGCTCGCACAGGTCGTATGCGCGCCATTCGCCTAGTTGCTTGCTCGTGAGTTGTGGGAGGAAGTGATCGGGGTGGGGGAAGCCCAGCGCGAGGCAGAGCCGGAACGCGAACTTGCGCCCCGGCTGGGCATTTATTTTCCCGCCAGCTCCGCGATGTCCGAATCGGTCAGGAGGTTCAGCTTCGCCGCTGCATTAAACACCCGGCTCATCGCCTTCGCCGATTTCTTCCCCAGCGCCGCAACGTCGTCTTCCGTGAACAGCAGATCGCCTTGCTCATCACACAGCGTTCGCGCGACGAGTGAAGCGCGGACGCCTTTGAGGTTCTTGTCCGCGTCGTCGCCTTTGGCTTCGGCGCGGTCCTGCTCGTATTCGTCGCGCTCGTCTGCGGTCATCGAGCGCACGAACACTTGTCCGCCCCATTCGGGCGTGTTGACCGGAACCACCTTCCGATCATCGGCTTGCAAAATCTGCTCGCGTGTCAGGCTCATTCGATCTCCGTGTGTGTTCCATCCAGCATCCAGTTCCGCGCCTTTCGGGTGTGCGCGTCGCAGAATCGATGGTCTTCCGATACGCGCTGCGACCACGCCGCAGGCTTCGTCAGTTTGTTCTCTGGCGTCGGCTGAACAATCCCCGAGGCAATCTGCCGTTGATCGCGCACGGCATGGTCCGCCGGTTCACCGCACACTTCGCACCACCCGGCCTTGCCGGGCTTTCGCGGAAGCTCTTCCGTGACTTCATTCGCGGGCGGGTCGATTGCTTTCGTGAGTACATCGCGTCGTGACATGATTCGCTCTGCCTTCTTCAGCCCGGCCGCGAACGCGACCGGATCAACGTGAATGCCGATCATTACGACAGCACCGGCTTGCCGCTGATCTTCACCGTCACGTCCGCCGTCACCTGCTGGTCGATCGTGCTGCGCACCGAGTAGCCCGTGAGGATGCTCGTGAAGGTGATGGTGCCCAGCGACGAGGGGAAGACGATCGTGGACGATTGCTGCGTGGCGGCATCGAAGTACCCCAGCAGCGTGGTCGCCACCGACTTGATGAAGTTCAGTGTGAACGTCACTTCCCCGCCATCTGGAAGGCCGGCGATGAACTCGCGATAGCCGTTGTCCGACGCCATATGCGTGACATCGATCGGGGGCCGCGTGATGTTGGGGCCGTTGATGTCGATGACTTCGGTCACGGCACTGCCGATCGTGAGTGCCGTCCCGAAACCGGATTTTGCGCCTGAAGCTGCCATTGGAAGAGACTCCTATTAAGGTCCGATTGTGACTTTGCCGGTGATTTTGAACTCTGCGGTGAAGCGGACTTGATTCTCGATGTCCGCGTTTGGCGTGAAGCCCGTACACAGCGCGTTGAACGTGAAGACCGTCCCGCTTTTGACCGAGTGCGTTCCGGTGCCCGAAGAGGCGAAGGTGATCGCGCCCGTGCCAGCGGTCGCCGCTTCCGTTGTCGCGTGAACGGTGAACGTGTTCGCCGCCGTTCTTCGCGCGAAGTAAATCTTGCCAGCGGTGATGTTGCTAGGCAGTGCGCCTGAAGTGGTGAAGCGAACCGGGTGCGCGGTGTTCAAGCCGTGACTTGTAGCCGTCGCCGTCGTCCCGCCATTCGCGAACGTGACCGTTGTTGATTGCGTCTGATCGGGGAAGACGATGCGATAAGGACGGATCGTATTCGCGAGCGTCTGTTGGTGGACGTTATCGAGCAGATCGGTCTGAGTGGTTCCCGCCGTCCAGTTCAGATCCAGCGTGATCGTGTCACCCATTGGGCGCCCGGCGATGAACTCTCTGAATCCATCATCCGATTGCATATGGGTCACGTCGATCGCGGGGCGTTTGAAGTCCGGCCCGCCGATCGTGATGACCTCTGCTACGGTGGTATAGGTAGGTGTTCCCCCACCGTCCCCAAGCTGGAACGCCGTCCCGTACCCACTGAATGCGCTGGATGCTGACATTGATTAGCTCGTTAGAGGGTCGGATCGTCCGCGTCGTGGCCGATCATCCAATCCTGGCGGACGCCGAAGAGGCGTTGCGGGAGTGACCCCGCAGACTCGAACGCGGAATCCGATTGGTCTTCCATGAAGACCGAGCCGATGAAGACTCCTGAGACTCCCCCCCACGTCCCGCTGTATCCGTGTAGTGCGTTGTAGAGCACGAGCGCCAAGTCCCTGGCCGCCGATTTCGTCCGCGCCCACGAGTCCGTCTGGATGCGCGTGTACTGCATCGTGGATGAACCACCATGCGAGTTGACGGGACGAGCGCTTATCACCTGATAGGTGATGGCCGGATAGTTATCCGTGCGCCCGGTCAACAGTTCTTGTGGAACCACTTCGGGGAAGATGCGCGTACTGACGACGGCCGTGACCGTGGCCTTATTGCTCAGGTAGTTGTAGAACGCCGTCTCGATTCTCACTTCTTCACCGCCTCACGCTCGACACCCGCGATGATTTCCCTGGTGAGGATCTGCAAGGCTTGCTCTTTGTTCTCGTCGTAAGCGGGACGCATGAAGGGTTGCGGTGGAACCCACGGACGCGCGTTCTTGTTGATCGCGTTCACGAATGCCTTGACTGCCGGGTTCAGTTCCTTCGGGGTCTTCTCCGGCAGCCCGAGCGACTTGCGCGTCTTGCGCTTCCCCCTGTGATGACCGAACTCGATGAAGCTCGCGTAAAAGTCTTCGCCCTTGTAATCGCCCTTCGAGGTCTGCACGCGCACGGTCATCGTTCCTTTGCGATTGCTCGTGCTCGCCTTCGTTTTGAGCGATGAGACAAGTAAGCCCGTATCGACCGGCGCTTTTGATCTGGCTGCGTGAAGGATCGGCTCGGCGGCTTTCTTCAACGCCTGGTGAACCACCTTCTTCGCGATCTTCGGCTCGAGCGTCTTCAGCTTGTCCTGAATCTCCTTCAGGCCCGCGATCTTCACTCGCCCGATGACGGCGGAACCGCCAGCCCTTCGGACGGCCATTACGCGGCCTCCGTGCAAAGCATCTCGATCTGCTCTCTGCGCTCATCCACGTTCACGATCGAGTTGATGTCCAAGATGCGCGAACGATACGACAGCCGATGCTTCGTGGTCACGTCCGAGCGATAGCGGATGCGCACGCGGTGGGTGATGCCCGCATTCACTTGCTGTGCGATCATCGCTTCGTTGCCGGACAACGGCTCAACCGCCGCCCACACCCGCCCGCCCGCGATGGTGGCCCAGGTGATCGACGGCTCGCCATCCGTGTTCTGCGAAACGGTGGGCGATTGGATTTCCACCTTCTCGCGAAGGCGTCCCGCGCCGCGCCGAATCACAGTGGCGTCCACTTCTCTGCGGCGAGCAGGTAATCAATCGACATCGGGATCTCGGTCACGATGTTGCCGACGTTCACCGGCTCGCGCAGTTCATACATGTGGCTGACGAGGAGCTTCATCGCGTGCTTGATCGAGGCCGGAACCGCCGTTGCCGCCGCGCCGTAACCGGCCGTGTAAGTGATCGTGACGACCGCGATGTGATCTCTGGCAGTCGGCCAAACCGCGTTGTACGCAGGCATGACACGGCCGGGTTCCGATTGCGTGTCAACCGTATAGTTCGATGAACTCCACGTCGTGGATGTCCCGTTCGTGTCGGTGTAGACGATGGATGACACGCTAATCAGGCGGGGCCGGGGAAGCTCGATCCATTCCTGCCCGCAGTTCCAGACTTCCCACCATCCACCGGGGAACCGATCGAGCGTCACCTTCCATGTGGTCGTGATGAGCGAACGATTCAGCGACGCCTCGATCCGCTCGCGTGCGGCCGTGATGAGGCTTTCGATATAGTCATTATCATCGTCGCCATCGACGCGCAGGTGGTCCTTCGCCTGTTGCAGCGTGATCGGTTCGACCGATGGCGCTGTCACGAGTCGGGGAACGAGCGGTGGTAGGTCTGCGGCCTTCATTGGTTCGGTTGGCCCTTGATCTCGTCGTTCGGGTCGAACGGTTCGGACGCCGTGCCGAGCAACACAGCCCCGGCTTTCAGTTCGAAGCGGTGATACGTGTTCCGGGGAACATGGAACTCCGCCGGGCCGTCCACGCTCAACTTCACTTCATCCCCGATAACAATTTTGTCCGCGTGGCCGCTGAGGAGCAGGAAGTGCTCGTCTTTGTTCCGGTGGTAGTGATCGCCTACCGATGCGTCCTGGTGCATCGTTAAGGCTTTCACCGTGGCGATCTGGCCTTCGCCCCAGTCGATGATCGTGCGGCGGGAGTCAGTGTGCGTTTGCATGCGCCGCCTCCGACGCCTCGCCGCGAATTGCTTTTGCCATCGCTTCGCGATCGGTCCACGGCGCATAAGTCGATTCAACGATTCTCGCGCATCGCTCCCGTTCCGACGCAATCGCGTCGTCAATTCCTTCAAGTCGGATCGAGTAGCAAGTGATCGTGATGAACTCGACGTGTCCGCCCTCAGGAACGGACGGGAACGAATCGTGATACACGCGAAACACGAAAGTGTTATCCATCGCGTCGTACATCACGCCGCCCAATTCGTATTCCGGGGGAAGTCCTTCAACGCGGATGCCGTAGGAGATTTCGCCATCGCGACGGAATCCTAGCGCTTGCAGCATTAGTTCCGGCGTCACGCGAAACGCCTTAAACCTGCGCTGCTCGGACAGGGATTGTGTTGCCACTGTGGTTTTGAACATCATGTGTTTCCTTTGCGGCGTTACACCGCCGCCAATCTCGGAACATCTCCCCCGACAAGTTCCGCCTCGACCATCAGGTGAACCAACTCTTTGAACTTCACTTGCGGCTCAAAGCCGAGCACCCGTTTCGACTTCGACGCATCGCCGACAAGTAAGTCCACTTCCGCCGGGCGCTTGAACTTGTCGTCGATGACGACGTGCTGCCGCCAGTCCATGTCGAGTGCGCGGAACGCTTCGTCCACGAACTCTTCCATCGAGTGCGTTTCGCCTGTCGCCAGTACGAAATCGTCCGGCGTGTCGTGCTGAAGGATGCGGTGCATCCAATAGACGTACTCTTTGGCGTAGCCCATGTCCCGCTTGGCATCGAGGTTGCCGAGATACAGCTTGTCCTGCTTCCCCTGCTTGATCCGCACGGCGCTCGTAACGACCTTCTTAGAAAAGAACTCGTGGCCGCGCCTTGGGCTTTCGTGGTTGAAGCAGATCGAGTTGTAGACCCGAAGGCCGTGTCCCTCGCGATAGACGCGGCCCAGGTAGAACGCCAAGGCCTTAGCGCATCCGTAGGGGCTTCGCGGGTAGAACGGCGTTCGCTCTGTTTGCGGGGTCTCCTGGACCTTGCCGAACATTTCCGACGAAGATGCTTGGAGGACCTTCGCGTCGGGAGCGTGGGTCTTGACCGCTTCCAACAGTCGCGCGAATCCGCCCCCGGTCACGTCAACGGTTGCGGCGGGGATGTCGTAGGAAATCCTGACTTGCGACTGCGCGGCCAGGTTGTAAATCTCGTCGGGCTTCGCGGCCTTGACGACGCTGGCGATCGAACCGCCATCCGACATCTCGCCATAGTGGAGGTTCACAGAATCAACCAAGTGTTCGATTCGCGAAAGATTCGGAATGCTCGAACGCCTGATGAGCCCGTGGACGATGTAGCCTTGCGAGAGAAGCAGTTCGGCAAGGTACGAGCCATCTTGCCCGCCGATGCCGGTGATGAGTGCGCGTTTCATTCGTGTGCTTCCTAGTGGTTGAACAGCAGATTCCATTCGGCTAAACGCCGAACCTCGTCACCGCTGGGCCGGGTTGTCGCCCTTGATTTCTTCGGCGGCGGAAGCAGCGTCGATAGCGCCCCGCACATGACGGCAACAATCACGCAGACGGCGAACTTCTTGCGCGTCACTTCGCCACCGCCTTCCGCTTCACCGACGTACGGCGCGACATGGATTTGTCCGCTGGCGGAGACTCGATCGCCTTCGCTTCGTTCAACCGTTCCGCCAACCCGCGCCCGATGATGAGCACGGCGCTGGATTCCGGCACATCGAGCACGTCCCCCGCGCTGCCGTACTCACAGAGCTTTATCAACTTGATCTTCATGGTTCTCCTGTGTGTGTTACTTGCGCGCTTCGGGGGGATTGCCTTTAGCGCACCAATCGGCGAGGTACTGGTACATCACCCCGTCCAACTCATGCTTCGGATGCACGGCCACTTCCTGGATGTGCGGGACGCTCACATGGTTCGCGATGAACACCCGCCCCCCGCTTTCGCGCAGGTTCAGCCAGAAATGGATGTCTGCGTGTGTGGAATGATCCGACCACCCGCCGTCCTTGTCCGGCGTCGCGAGGAACCACGGCTTCTTCATCTTCCTGATCGCGTCACATCGGAAGATCGTGCAGCCGAAGTGACTCCACCCGACTTCGGTTAAGTCCCCATCGAAGTCCGTGAGCTTCACGTTCTCGGTCTTGTACGTCCCATCAGGATTGATCGGGCGGAACAGAACGACGTCCTGCTCGCGCTTCACCTGCATCGGTGCGATCGCCGCCGCTTCGGGATGCTTCTTCATCAGCGCAATCAGCGACTCGATCACCTGCTTCGTGGGCGGGGTGTCGTAGTCCATCGTTAAGACGAACTCCGCGCCGGACTTCAATGCGGCCTCGACGCCACGGGTCAGTCCATGCTCCCACCACGCGCCCCACTGCATCTCAAGCGGGATGCCCAGCGGAACCAGGGCTTGATAGATCGCGTTGAACACACGAGTCGCGCCATACCGTGGTAGAGACATCACCGCATAGACCCCTTGCGCCGATGGCGCGAGGTCTAGTTGTTGCGCCGCTGGATGATGTGGCTTGGTCCCTCCGAGGTTGAGCGAAAGCGGATGTTTCGCGCAGTCGTCGATCTCCGGCTCCCACCGCTTGATGTCGGTCAGCCCATAACGGTTCAACAGGAACCGCAGCCACTCTTCGTTGAAACCGGCTTTGTGATAGTCCAGCTCTTCAAGCGGACTCCCGCAATCGGGGCAGGTCAGGTCCAGCGCCGGCGTTTCGATTGACTTTTGACACTTCAGACACGTCTCGGTCTGCCCGCCGTACAGGATCGCTTGTAGTGGATGGTTGTCAGGATTGCCCGCATTGATCGCTTCGACAATCTTGTCCATGTCTGGAACGGCGATGCGCAACCGGCCGCCGGGCTTTAGGACACTGACCCATTGACGAATAGCCAGTTCGCCCTTGCGCCGCCCGAAGTGTTCTAAGACGTGCGCCGCGTAAATCTCATCGACGCTGTTTTCGGCCGGCGTGAAGTTCCCACACGGGTCGGGAACGGATAAGGGATACGCCTCACCGCCGTATATCCGGTCTACGCTCACCCACCCGTCACCCGGAAGCCTCGTGAGCCCGCCGCCGATGTTCAGCCGCAAAGCCGATCGCGCCTTCGGCTGCTCCACGATCTTGATTGGCGGGTCGTCGCCGAAGACCTTGTGCGCCTCTTCATGCACGATGAAGATCGCGTTCGTCTCCGTGCGCCCGACAGGCAAGTATCCCTTCGCCCCTGCGACGCTACAGATCGCGCCCAGCCCGGCCTGTCCCTTCCCCCCGCGCTCGGGGATGAAGTTTGGCATGGCATTTGGATCGAACTCGACCACCATCACGCGCGGGCGGACGCGCATGAGGGACAGCCAGAGGTAGTATTCCTGCCCGTCAACGTCGATCACTCCGAGGTCCGGCGCGTCGGGGCAGCGCCCTATCTCCTGAAGCAGCGTCTCAAAGTTATCCGGCGTGGCCGTCGCCTTGACCGCGCGAACCGCGCCGTATTTGCTGCGTGCGAATCGTTCAAGTTCGGCGAACCGCGCTTCATCCGATTCGATTAGCGCCGCTTCCCATCCATCGTCGACGAGCGCCCGCGTGTTGCTCATCCACTTCCCGTCCGCCGCGCCGACTTCAAAGCACCACTTGTTCGTCGTGCCGATGCGTCGGAAGATTTCCGCGAGCAATCCGTCCTCTCCGAACTGGCTGTAGACGTTGCGCAGATGCCCGCGCCAGTCTGATGGGAATGGTTGCGCGATCGGCGCGTGTGCCTTATCCTGTGTCGTGTTCAAATTGTCTCCTGTGTGTTGGTGTTCCCTGTAGGGCGGCCGGGCCGACATGCACCCGGCCACCCCCACAGGAGAACACGGTTACGACTGCGGACCGACCGCCAGCGCCCCGGTGGGGCTGGTGGCTTCCGCCGCGCTGTCGGGCAACTGCTCCGCCCGGAACAGATTGGCGATGGCGAACACCGTCTGGTGTGACGCCGCGCCCTGGATGTTGAGGAACAGGTAGCGCTTCAGGTTGCGCAGGTCCACGCACATCGTCGTGGTCTGCCCACCACCCGCCGACGTGCCGCCCATCGCAACGGTGTTGTTGTTCGTTGGGATGACGAACTCCGTCGCCGTGCCGGAGCTGACCGCCGTGGAATTGGTGGTGCCGATGAAGCCGCTGATGTCAGATGCGCTGGAAACGGCCGTCGTGTCCGAATGCTGAAGTTTCAGCACCGTCCACTTCGCGGACGAATCCGTCGCCGTCGCGGGTCGCATGACCACGTTCACGACGGCATAGTTGAAGCCCAGCCGGTCCACCATCGCGGAAGTCGTCGCGTTCGTCGCGACGGTCCCGCTCAGGAAGATCTGGGTTTTGCCGGGAATCAGAGAAACTCCCATTGTGATTCACCTTGATCTTTCGGTTGTGAGGGTTAGCTGTTGAGCGATTGCAGTGCGACGATGGGGCCAGCGGTCGTGGCGGTGCCGATGTCGTGAACCACGATGTCGAACCGCTCCGTACCCTTGATGCCGACCTGATCGTTCGCCCAGTAGACCTGATCGGAAACGCTGATCGTGGTCTGCCGACGGTCGCCGAAGGTCGCGGCCTTCGTGAGGTCGCCGAACAAGCAGAGGATCTGGCTCGTCGCGTTCGTGGAGGGGAACACCTGGCTGATCTCGACCGGATAGCCGAGGCAGCTCTTCGCGCCCGCGCCACGAACTTCCATCGACGTGGTGCCGCCGGCTGCGCGCGCCAAACGCTCCAGGCCGGCGGCCCAGAAGTAACGCGAGCAGTACCACTTCGTGTTCGGCCCGTCCGCGTACTGCGGCAGGGTCGCGATCACGTTGTGCAGGTCCGCCAGCGTGACTTCCGCGATCGCGTCGCCAGCCGCGACAACGACGCCGCCGGCGCTGGTCGTGGTCGCACCCACGAGGGCTTTGATCTTCGGGTTGACCCCGTTGATGCCGCCGTAGGTGCTCGTACCGTCACCCGTGAAGCCGCACTGGTCTTCCTTCAAGCTGAAGGCGTATGCGATCTCGCCGGCGAGGTCATCCCCGACGTTGATGATCGCGTCTTCCATCAGCTCGATGGACATCTTCGCCAGCGCCGTGAGCTTCTTGGCCGACAGCGAAACGCTGTCCCACGCCTTGCTCGATTCCGTGAGCGCCGCCGCTTCGGACGCGAACGATGAAGTGAGCCCACCCGTGCGACGGGGGAACTCCATCGTGTCGCGGGTCATCGGGGCGATACGCGCATTGCGGCGGAACACGCCGTACTGCTCGCGCAGGTCCACGATGTAGTTGTCCAGCTCGTGCGGCACGAGCACGCCACCGGCGGTCGGGACGGTCTCGCCCTGCGCCTTCTCGATGACGATGCCCATGTTCTTGAGCTTGTCCGCGTACTTGGACATGCCCATCACGCCGCCGAGGATGAAGCAGCCCCACTGGTAGGCTTTGAGCTTCCGTTCCTCTTCGGTGCCGCTGAAGTTCTTGACGCTCTTGTAGAGCTTCAGCCCTTCGGGCAGGAACGCGGGCTTCACTTCGACGTTCTGAACCGGCGCGGGCTTGGGCTGCGCCTTCATCGTCGCTTCGACGGTCTTCTGCACGAGCGCCGGAATGTCGATCGGCTCGCTCGCCTGATCGGGCTTCTGCTCCGCCGCCTGGTTCTTGATGAGCGAGATCGTGACCGGCTGTTCTTTGCCGTCCACTTCCTCGAAGACGTTGAACGTCTTGTCGATGTGCGCTTGAAGGTCTTCGACCTTCGGATACGTCTTGCGCAGAGACGGGAGAACCGTCTCATTGAAAGTCGCAAGATCGACTTTTCGCTTGGTCATGTTGTTGGTCCTTGAAAATGGGGAGAGACAAACGCTCTGGCTGTCTGCCTGCCCATTCGCTCGGACCACACGGCCCATCGACCCGGACGGGTTGCCTGCGCAACTTGTTTGATTTAGATCGGGTGCAATTCGCGTATTGCTCTTGCGAGCGACCCGCCGTTGAAGTTTTTGCTTCTAGCCTCGTGGTGAACCACGGGCGGGTGCGGCTATGCCCGATGTTTATGCGAGATAGATTCGCCCGCGATGCTTCTGAATCGCGGCGTCGATTACGTCGTTTGATTGGGGTTGGTAGTCGTCCAACGGGATCGCGATCTTGCGCGGCGCGGGTTGCGAGGGCGCGGGTTCGCTGATCTCCATCTGGACCTTCTTGCCGACCGCCTTCGCTTCCACTGCGGAGTCGGCTTCGATTGGTTGTTTCGTGATGCCATCGACCTGCACGACTTCGCCATCATCCCGCTTCTCGAACTGCGCCCATTCGATGTCATCACCGAACAGCTTGGTCGCCACGTCCATCGACACCGCGCCTTTGCTCACGGCCATCGCAACCGCTTCCTGGTTCGCAGGGATCGGCACGACGGAAACTTCGAGCAACGACCACTTCGAGAACACGCGACGGCAGGATTCCCCGAATCGCTCCAAGTCCTTCTGCGTCGCCGGACGTGATTCGAGCGGCATGAAGCCGACCGAGAACGCATTGAGCACGCCCTGCTGAAACAGGGAAAAGATCGTGTCGGGAACCCACTCTTCGCCAATCGGGTGATCGTCGGGCCGCTTGGCGAAGACGATCTTCGCCACCACCGCGTTCTCCTCGCGCTGAAGCGCCACGCACTTGCCGATCGGCAGCGCGTAATAGGAGTGATTGAGGCAGATGATCGGGTTCTTCTGGTAGTCCTTTGCATTGCACCCCTGCGGGATCAGCACTTCCCCGTCACGATCGACGGCGCTGGTGCTGATCGTGGCCATCACGGCGCGCTCGCCCTCGACCACCTTCACGTCCGTTGGGAATGCCTTCTGCATCTTTTCCATGTTGCTCACCTAGTTCATCACCGATTCGTTTTGTCGATCATCGTTCTGTCCCACCGCCAGATCACCGCTCACGGCGGCAGCGCCGCCCGTCGTCCCGCTGGGCGGATACAACGTGGTTGCCTCCGGCGTCCCCAGCGTGTCGTAACCCATCTCCGCTCGCGCCTCGTCGGCACGGAGAATCCCGCCCGCGACGAGTCCGATCAGCCGCTTCGCCTGCGCCTCGTCGTCTTCAAAGCTCACGAGGTCGTAGGCGAGTACGAGGTCTTCGGCGCCGTCGAACATCGGCAGCCACTTCTCGTTCAACTTCTCTTCGTCCAGCCGGCAATAAGGACGGATCGTGTTGCGATACCATCCGGCGCGTGCGGTCATTGATCCGGCCTTGCTCGGATCGTTCGAGAGGAGCATCGCGACGGGAACACCCGAGACGGCGCTGATCTCCTCGATGATCCGCGTCGCCGTGCCGACTTCAGGAACGTCCAAGTTCAATGGAGTCGCGCTGATGTCGCCGTTGATCGTCAGGAAACTCCCGGCCTTCGCGCCGCGGAGCTTCTGTTTCACGCTCTCTTCAAACTGATCGAGCTTGTCCTTCGTGATCGGGGCCTTCACCGACAACAACCAGTCCGGCCGCGCCATGTTGTCGAACTTCGCTACGTCCATCGACCGCTTCGAGTCGTGCAGCCCGATCGCGCTCCACGCAGCCTCGAACCAGCCCTTGCCGTAGTGCAGGTCGGCCGGGTTGGGCATCTTGAAGTGAATCAGGTCTTCGGGCGCGAAGTCCTTCTCTTCGGGCGGCACGCCGTACACGTATTTCTCGATGAACGCATCGCGGGAGGGCATGATGCGCGTCCACTGCGGCGGCATCCGCCACAGCTCGGCGGGCGTCCCGCCCTTGTCCCCGACAACGTGAAGATAGCTGTTCCCCGTCGCCTGTAGATCGACCATGCGCAGCACGGTCAACTCGTATCCGTTCTGCCACGGGTTGACCGCTTGGAGGATCTTCAGCGCCGGGTGTGGCTCGATGACTTCTTCCAAGTCCCCGGAGAACGTCGCGACTTTCTGCGCCACGATTCGACTTGCCCCGCTTGCGAGCCTCCGCCTGGCGTGCGCGGGAACCGGCTGGGTTTTGTATAGCTTTCGCCCCTCGCGCTTTCGCGAGTACAGCCGGAGCGGTACGTTCGCCACCGCGTTCGCGTTGCACATCGCCGCCGCATACGCCCAGTGGTTGAACTGGCGGATCGCCGCGTCCGCATTAAATGGCCGGGGCTTGCCGCCCCTGCCCATACCCTCGTGGATACGAATGGACGAGTTGAGATAGGGCCGATTGGATACGGCGGCTTTTATGCGCGACCAAAGGCCCATTTCAGGTGATTCTCACTTCTAGGAAGTTGGAGGCTTCTTCGGATGCAGCCAGCGCCCGCGCCATCCCGGTAAACGCCGCGACAGGACCGTCAATCTTGTTCGTGGACTTCGCCTTGTTCGGCTTCAGATTGCCGTTCGTGTCGATCTCAACGCACAGGTTTCCAATCATCCACGTCATCACGGGATTGTTCCCGTGCTCGATGCGCCCGCTCATCACCATCGCCTCAAACTCTTTCATCGGATCCGAAAGTGTTTTGCTCCCCTGGCGGACGATGACCATGCGATCGTTGAACCCATCCTCTTCGCGCAATTGGCGCGCGAGTTCGGTGGCGTTCCACTCGTCATATCCCAGTTCGATGATGTGGTTCTGCGCATCCAACTTGTTAAGAAACTTCCGAATGGCTTGCGAGTCGATTTCGCTTCCATCCGTCAGCGTGACAAACCCCATGCGCTCCCACGCCGAGTACGGAACCCGGTCACGCTTCTCTTTGTCGTGTGCCGTGTCAGCAGGAACCCAAAAGTGCGGGATAATCTTCCAAACGCCCCTCGGCTCATCCGGCTTAAAAATCTGAACGATGGCCGTTAAGTCGATCTTGGCCGACAGATCCATCCCGACGAAACACGGACGCCCTCTTGTTTCGAGAATCGTCCGTTCGCGCCACTGCTGCGCGGTCTCCCTCTCTCGCAAGCCCGAGCAATCCTTCCAGGCGTCCACTGATAGCCACGCCTCATCAGCATCGGTGACGATGTTCAGGTTCAACCGAAGAAAGTTATTCAGC